ACATTAGTAAGTTACTAATGATAAGGCTCGGCGGCGCGGGCGCGGCTGGCCACGGGGACGGGGGGTGACCACCCCCCATTACTCTCTAGCCCTACACACCCCACCTTAAAAAACTGGACAGATTTTCAACTTATGGTACATTGCGGCATGGCGGAAATATCTGTTAAGAAGAATTTGACTGGCAAGACATTGGATATGTTCTTGGATAAGGTCAGTCGTGGCATGAGTTTGACTGCTGCTTGTGGGGCTTGTGGGGTTAGTCCTAATCGGCTGGACAAGTTGAGGAAGGATAAGCCTAAGTTGAATGCGCAAGTATTGGCGGCGCAAGCTCAGGCGGAGGAGATGCTTGTGAACAAGATTATGGAAAGCCGTGATGGTAAGCTGGCATTGGCTTTCCTTCAATCGCGGTTCTCGCACTGGAATCCGAAGACGACTGGAAGTGGTACTTCGCCCGCGAAAAGCACCGTCTCACCGGAATTGCTATCGCAGTTGTCTTCGATTCCTGAGCGAGTGAAGCAGCGGAACTAGAGCTTTATAAATGTCCATAGCAATCCTTAAACCCAAACAAAAGAATAAGTCAGGCTTGATTGGTGGGGTTAGGTATATTGTTGTTGCACCGGACTACGCCGTGAGGCTAGTAAAACTAGTGTGGCTAGTGAAGTAGGCTAACATAAGTTAGATTATAACAACTTTTTAAAACCTGTAAAGCATAATTTCACTTTATGACACAATTACTTTCTAGTCCTGTTGAGTTTCGTAGATTCGGGATATTTCGTGAGGGAGAAAGTGGGGTAATATACGAAAATGCCAGAGAAGAAGAAGATTAAGTTGATGCCTAAGCAGCCCCCTGTTAAGCGGCGGGGGCCGAAGATTGAGAAGGGTAAGAGGGATGTGGTTATGCCGAGGAAGACGGTTAAGACTGCTCCTGCGCCGTCCTTGGTATTATCGCCTAGTGAGAAGAAGTCCCAGCGGGCTTTGTCTCGGTTGGCTAAGGACAGGGATGCTTTGGAGGAGGCGAGTCAGTTAGAGAACTTCCCTAAGATGTTTTTGGGTATGGACGCTTATCCTTGGCAGCGGAAGGTATTGGAGGCATTGAACGAGCGTGAGTGTCAGGTGGCATTGAAGGCGGCTAATGGTTCTGGTAAGACTAGTGTGGTAGCGGCTAGTGCTATTCTGTGGCATATGGTGAGGTTTCCGGAGAGTCTGGTAGTGACGACTGCTGGTGTCTGGCGTCAGGTTGAGGGCCAGTTGTGGCCGACCCTGAAGAAGTATGTCAGTGGGTTGGGGTCAGGATGGAGGGCTACCAGCAATGAGCTTCACTATCAGAACGGGTCAAGAGCTATTGGGTTTAGCACGAATGACGCTGGCAAGTTTGAGGGTTGGCATCGGCAGGGGCCGACTGAGAATCTGCTGATGATTGTTGATGAGGCGAAAACCGTCCCAAATGAAATCTTCACAGCCATAACCAGATGTCAGCCGAGTAGGTTGTTGGTGATGTCAAGTCCCGGAAGTTCTGCGGGGGCGTTCTATGAGTCATTCACTAAGCAGCGCAAGTTCTGGGATTGTCATACTGTTACGGCTTATGACTGTCCGCATCTTGAGAAGGGTTGGATTGATGAACAGATAGAGATGTACGGGGAGAACAGTCCCTTGGTTCGTTCCATGATTTATGGTGAGTTCATGGATGACAGTGGGGAGGGGTTGGTATTGAATTTGAAGAATCTTGAGGAGTGTATACAGAACCCGCCGGAATTGAGTATGGGGATGAGAGTAGCTTTTATTGACTTTGCGGCTGGGGGAGACGAGTGTGTCTTTGCGTACAGAAATGGAAACAAGGTGATGGAGATGGTGACTTGGCGTGAGCGTAACACGAACACGACAATCGGCAAAATCATAAACCTGATTAAAAAGAACAATCTGTCGCAAGACGAGGTTTACGCTGATGAAGGTGGCATGGGGCTTCCGCTTTGTGATGCTCTCATGGATGCGGGGTATGATGTGCATAGGGTTAACTTCGGGGCCAGACCGTTTGATGATAGGTACGCCAACCGGAGTGCGGAGATGTGGCACACGGCTGCGAGGGTGATAGAGAAGCGGGAGGTTCTATTGCCGGACGACGGGATGCTTCATCAACAGATGGTGACGCGCCGGTCGGAAGTTAGTCGAACAGGAAAGCTGGGTGTGGAGTCCAAGGACAAGATGAAGTCCAGAGGATTGGACAGTCCGGATAGGGCTGATGCGGTTATGGGTTGTATATCATGCGGCGGCGGAGTGGGTGGAAGCTGGGAGAGATTCAATGCTATCACCCGTCCAACGGTGGGAGAGTTGATGGATGAAGCCAGCAAAAATTATGAAGAAGAAGCCTTGCCAAGCGGTATGTATGTGGGGTATTAGCTGTGGGGTATGGTCTTGACATTAAGGCGGTCAAGCATAAGAGGGATGCCTCCGATAGAGGCTTGTTGTTATGTTTGCGAAGAGATGGGGATGTGCGTGGCGGAAGACGTAGCCGTTGGTGGGCTTATTTGCGAAGAGTGTATAGGTCATGCGTTGAAGTCAGAGATTCTGATAATGGCAACTTGGAGAATGGCAAAGATGAGACATCCGGAACCGGAAGAGTTTTCTGATTGGGAGAATCACTAATGGCTAAGAAAGAAAAGAAACAAGACGGGCCTGACAAGGACGGGCATCTCCAACCAACCAAAGCCGACCTCAAAGCAGGTAAACCTGCACCAAGCGTTCGTGGTAGGGGAAGGGATAGGGGAAGATAATGCCTTTCAAGAGCGAAGCCCAGCGGCGTTGGATGTATAGCAATAAACCCAAGATGGCAAAGGAATGGCAGAAAGAAACTTCAAACAAGAATCTCCCAAAGAGAAAACAACCCAAACCCAAAACTAAAACTAAATAAAATGGCTGCAAAAAAACAAGGTTACAAAGCACGGCAAGACGAATCATTAGGCGCACGCAAAGGCGCACGCAAGAAACTAAAGAACAAAGTCTCGAAAGCCGGTCGGCGTAAGATGGCATCAAGCCCGCGCAAGGCTGCTGGCGGCAAGAAGTACGGATTAAAATGAGTACAGAACTTTTCAACCTTGTAAGTGATGACATCAGTTCCCGTGTGCGCTGGGAAACCAGACAAGCACTCTGGTATCAAATGCGTAATGACGGTCTACGCCGCAAGCACAAGCCGTGGCCCAACGCATCCGATGTTCACTTTCCTTTAATCGACACAACCATCAACAAGCTCAAGCCCAGTTTCTTTCAACAGGCTATGGGCCTTGATGTGTTGGCGACATTCGTTCCCATGCGGAGCCAGCTTTCCGCTTTTACTTCTGCGGCTGAACAGTGGTTTTCCTATAAGCTGAATGAGAAGTCCAACTACGCTACTGAGGTTATGAGCTGGATTGACCATATGCTTGTCAGTGGTCATGGGATTTTGAAGGTATACTGGAATCCGGATAAGGGGCAGATAGAGTTTCAGTCTGTTGACCCGGTTTACATGATTGTGCCGCCGTGGACAAAAGATTCCGAAGGGGCTGACCGTATTTGTCAGGTGATTCCTATGAGCCTTGAGTCGTACAAGCGTGCGGGAATTTACAAGGACAACAAGGCTACGCTGGAAGCAATTTCAGGCGCGCAGAGCGAAGAGGGTGGGATGCTCTCTGAGCTGAAGAACAATAAAGAGATACGGGAAGGACTTACTCACTCAAACGATGAGGAGCAGGTTATTGTGTGGGAGGTTTATACGCGAGACAAAGATGGTGATTGGATAATGGAATGTTTCTCACCTCAAGCACCCGACATCCCGCTTCGGAAAGAGATGAAGGTTCCGTTTGACCACGGCACGCCTCCGTTCGTTTCGTGTAAGTACGAGATTACTGATGGTGGCTGGTATTCGCCTCGCGGAGTTTGCGAGATGCTAGGCCCGTTTGAGATTGCGCTTAACAAGACTTGGAACGAGAAGATGGATGCGGCAACGCTTCTTAATCAGCCGATGTTCCGCGCCGAGCGTGACTTGCCTAACTCAGTTAATTTGCGGATGAAACCCGCGCAGATTCTTCCGTTCGGAATCGCTCCGGTTCAGATGCCGTCCACGCCGATTGATTTTGATAATGAGATGACTCAAACCCAGTCGATTGCCGAACAGCGAGTTACTGTTCCTGATTACGGAATCATGGCCGACAGGGACAGGCGCACGGCTACTGAGATTGAATCCATAAATGCCCAAGCTCAACAGAACATGGACTTGCGTTTGCGTTTGTTCCGTCAGGCGTTGGGCGACCTGTTCCGCCAGGCTTGGAGTTTGCTGATTCAGTTTGATTCAAAGGACTTGCAGTATCGGTTCCTTGAGGACTCCCTTGCTGTTGACCCAGTAGCCCTCCACGAACAATATCAGATTGAACCTCGCGGCGGAATGGATATGGTGAGCAGGTCAATGCTGCTGACTAAGGCTGTCCAGAGAAAACAGCTCTTCATGGAGTCGCCTTGGATAAATCAGGTTGAACTGGATAAGAGCATTATCGAACTCGATGACCCCTCCCTGATTCCCAGACTGGTTCAAGACCCGAACCAGAAAGAGGTTGATGAGGGTGAGGACGAACAACGCACCCTCCCAGCCCTTCTGATTGGTCAGATAATTCCGGTCAAGGCAGGCCAGAATTATCAGACTAGGATTGGCGTGATTATGACTTTCTTGGAACAGTCCAGACAGACAGGAATGCAGATAAGCCCGCAGGGTATGCAGTCCATCACAGTTAGACTTGACGGATTGTTACTTGCTATGGAAGAGATTGACACTAATAACGCCCGTGCATTACGCAAGGATGTCATGGAATACCTGCAATCAATCGGTGCTACTCCCCAGCCCCAAGACGAGGAGGCTGCGATGATGGCGCAAATGGCACAGCAGCAAGGCGGTGGTGGTCAGCCTCCCCCTAACTTGGAACCTCCACCCCAACCAACACCAGACGCGCCAATGCCAGTTGAGGAAACTGCCTCAGTTGGAGTGGGGCAATAACGAAAGAATTGTATTATGCCTAACCCAATAGACGGATATTTCGGAGAATCTGAGACAGACCCACAACCCCATCCTCCCGGATGGAAAGCCCCGCCCCCTTGGATGGATTTGGCGGAGTATCGTAAGGGTGAGAAGAAGGCCAGATGGAGGCTTGTCCCGTTTGCACAGCCCACGAAAGACGACTCGATAGGGGAGATAAAAGTCAAGCTCGGTCACTTGGGGCGCGAGCCAAGTGGAGAGGAAAAGAAGTGGTTGCAGGATAAGAAAGAGAAGAATATAAAGAAGTCGGACGAAAGGGAGAGAGCTAGGGATAAGGTCAATGTGGAACATGACGAACAAAGAATGCGTATTGATAACCTTATGGAAGCGGCCAAGGAACTTATGAAGCGAGAGGAGTTGATTCAGAAAAGGGAGGCAGAAGCGGAAAGAAGAAGAAATAAGAAGAAGATGGTTCCTGAACTTACGGAGTGGGGAACTGGGAAGCGACAACTCACTCTACCACACCCGTATAAGGCTGACCCCTCAACCCCCAAATATGAATTACCCGAAGACTTCTGGAAGAATCGTCCGGGGAGAAAGCAACCCGAATAAGCATCCCTATGAGAAGGTTTTTGAAGTTTTTAGGGATTGCATGGCGTCTATCAGGTAACATCCCTTGGGTGGGTGAACCGGAATGGGGAGCGTCAGAAGCGAATTTACTGCGTAAGTTTCTCGTCACAGTAGAGGGTAAGAAACTGCGGATGGTTCTCCTGAACATGGTTTTGAAGCAGAATCAGCAAGCTGTTACAGAAAAGAAAAACCTTGCATTTGAAGCAGGGTTTGCTAACGGTGTGAGAACAACGGTGCATACCGTTGAGGTTCTGGCAAGAGATTTGGATGAACCTAAAGAATTTACGGAAGATATTTACGGAGCCGATTATCTTCCGAGTGAAGGCTCCACAGCAACGACTGACCGACTTGGTGCGGTGATTGGTCGAGGATAAGCACTATTATTGGGAAACATTATGCCAGAAGAATCCGGCGAAGTTACCGCCGAACAACTGTTGGCCGCAGCGGAACAGCACGATGCTGTTACCGATGCAGGTGAAACTCCGGTAGTCGAAATAGAGACTCCGGAAACTGAAACGGAGGAGACTCCGGAAGAGCCAAAAGTTGAGGAGGCGGAAGCCAAACCGGAGACTGATGAGCAGGATGTCGATAAGCCTGATAGTTCATTGACAGAAAGCGAGACTCCTAAAGAGGAGCAGCCTAAAAGTAAGTGGGCAAAGAACGAAGCCCGTAAATCGAAATCTTGGAAGGATATAAATTCCCAAAAAGAAGAGATTAAACGGCTTCGGGAAGAACTTGATTCAGATAAGGCGAAGCTCAATGAGCGACACCAACAACTGAATGAGGGGAAAGCCTACCGTGATAGTGATGGTTTTTCCGTAGCTGACTATGAGGAAGCTGCTGAGAAACTTGAGGGTGATGGTGACTACGACTTGGCCGAACAAACCCGTGCAAGAGCGCAAGAAGTTCTTGCGGAGGGTGAGAACGCTGAGAGGGGTCATGCAGTTGAGGAAGCTCAGAAGAAGTGGGACGATACTAGGGCAGACCTGATGAGGGAAACCCCTGAATTGAAGGACTCTGAATCTGAGCTTACCAAGACCGCTAACCAAATCCTTAAAGACCATCCTGACCTTATGTACGTCCCAGAGGGGCGGGGGTTGCGTCACGCAGTTCAGATTGCTGAATGGAAAATTAAGGCTGGCAAATCGGAATCGAGTCAAGCTGAAGTTAAAGAACTGACGGACAAACTAACAAAACTGGAAAAAAAGATGTCTATTAGTGGTGGGTTTACCAATGACAGGCCGGATGGGGAAAGAGCGTTTGAAGACCTCTCAGAAGAGGAACAAGAATCGCATCTTCGTAAGGCTGCTATGTCACTTGATGATTCATTCTAATCGACAGGAAGGTATTAATAATGGCAACTAATGTCACTACTGATGCTGCACTGGCGAACCAGTACCAAAATTATTTCAGCAAGAAATTGCTGACCTATGCTGTTCAAGCTCTGGTACTCGACCAGTTCGGCTCCAAAGCCCCGCTTCCTGCGAAGTCGGGTCATAAAGCAATATCAATGTTTAGGTGGGATACACCGAAAGCAACTGATATAAACACCCTAACTGAAGGTGATACTTCAACTGTGGGAGAACGGGCAATCTCGCTGACGAAAATCAGCAAGACGCTCATCCAACGTGGTCAGATTGTCAAACTATCTGACGTTCTAAATGCAACGGATTTATTTAATTCCTTGCAGCAGAGTGTCAAGATTAACGGACAAGATGCTGCCATCGACATGGACAACATCACGCGCAACATATTGGTTGGTTCCAATGTGGGCGATAACGTGAACTCTGGTGCGACTGCTGTTGAGGGTTCTCCTCTTGACAATAGTGACACAATCACTGAACTGTATGCTGACGGTACTTCCGATTACAGCACGTTCTATGATGCTGCGACACCCGCAGACTCCGTGTTGGACGGTGCTGCTGTCCTGAATGCTGTTACGAAGCTAAAGGTTAACCGAGCGCAACCCACCAGTGGTGGGATGTATGCTGCCGTATGTAGCCCTCAAGTATTGAGCGACATTATGTCGGACAACACTTGGTTGAACGCATCGCAGTATAGTAATGTGGAAGAGTTGTATAAGGGCGAAGTGGGCCGTTTAT